GGGTCGATCTTCGATCCAGAGGAGAACAGGCGGATCGCGGCGCTCAAGATCAAGGACGAAGCGGCCAAGCTGTCGTCGAAACTCGGCAGGCCGGTCAGCGAAGCGGAAGTTTATCTCGCGCACCAGCAAGGCGTCGGTGGCGCAACGGAGCATCTCACCCATCCCGACCGCGCCGCGTGGGAGTCGATGTACGCGACCGGCGAAGGCCAGGAGAAGGGCGCGGGGTGGGCGAAGAAAGCGATCTGGGGAAACATACCGGACGCACAGAAGCGACGGTTCGGATCGGTCGAGAACGTCACCAGCGGCGACTTCGCGCAGTTGTGGCGCGACCGATACGCGCGGGCGCGAGGCTACGGCAGTGACGCGGAAATGACGGCATCGCGACAGCAGATCGACCGCTCGCAACAGGCGGCGAAAGTCGAGGGCACCGGCAAGATCACCGTGGATGTCAACGCGCCCAAGGGCACCAACGTCGGCGCGGAGGGTGGCGGCCTGTTCAAGAACGTCGAGGTCAACCGGCAGACACAGATGGAGCAAGCCAGGAGCGGGCCGGTCGCGGAGACATTGTCGCTATGACAAATACAGTCTGGGGCGACAAACCAGTGATGCCCGCCACGTACAAGGGCGCTCGCTTTCATTGCGAGGCCAACGCCATCGAAAGCGGCCGGCGCATCGTGCAACACGAATTTCCAAAAAAGGATTTGCCCTACGCCGAGGACATGGGACGCGCAGCGGCGATGTTCACGATCCGCGGCTACTGCATCGCCTATCCGTTCGACGTTGACGACTTCTATCAGCGCGACTATCGGCCAGCCCGCAACAAGCTGGCGCAGAAACTCAACGAGGTCGGCGCTGGCCTGTTGCAGTTGCCGACCTACCTGCCGCTCATGGTCGTCTGCATGCGCTATCGGCTGACCGAGGAAGAACGCTTCGGCGGCTACTGCGTGTTCGACATGACGTTCACGGAACAGGGCGTCGATCCGACTATGTACGTGCCGACCGCCGACACGGCAGGGCAGGTGTCCGACGCCTCTCAGGCGCTGCGCGATCAGGTGCAACGGACGCTGGCCCCGCCGTCCGCGTCCACACCGACGCGGACGGTGTCGGCATGAACCGCTACGACGCCAAGGAAGCGGCGGCAATTGCCGACCGCATGATGGTCAATCTGGCGACCTGTATCCCGGTGCAGGGCCGCCCTGGATCGGACGCCCGCGTCGCCATCGGAACGGTGCGGGCTAACGCCTTCGGGCTGTTGATGGGGGACGCCATCGGTCCGCCGCTCGATGCGGCGTTTGACCTGACGCGCGAGGCGGGTTCGTCCGTCGAGCAGATCGAGGGTGTGCGCGTCCAGGTGATGAACGAACAGCCGCAATCACCCGGTGCCGTGTTGCTGACGCAAGCCGGGATCAATCTCTGCCTTGCCACGGAAGGCCGCATCATCGGCGACATGACGTTCGTGTCGCGCGAGGACGTCGACCGGATCAAAACTTACATACGCGGTCCGTTCGGCGATGCCGAGGAGGTGGCGGCGGATGCGATGGATTCGATGACGTTTCAGGCGCTCATCGGTCTGCATGCGGCGATTACCAATCATCTGGTCAAGACGGCGCTGCCGCTGCCGCGTCTGGTCGGCTATCAGTTCTTCGATCCGCTGCCGTCGCTGGTCATGGCCTATAGGCTTTATTCCGATGCATCACGCGCCGATGAAATGCGGGATGCAAACAAGATCGTGCATCCGGCGTTTTGTCCGCTGACCGGTCTGGGCTTCTCGGCGTGAAATGCCGCAACAGAGGCCGGACGAAATCGCGACCCTGATCGTGCGGGGACAAAAGTTCGAGGATTGGGAAACCGTCTGGGTGCAGGAGCGCCGCGCCGATTCGTATTCCTTCTTCAAGTTCACCGCCGCCGAACGCGACCGCGAGATCACGACACAGACGCCGCTCTGGTCGCGGCTGCAATTCCGGCCAGACGATCCCTGTCAAATCCTGCTGGCCGGTCAACCGGTCATCAACGGGTTCATCGAGACGCGGCAGGTCGCCTACGACGCCAACAGCCACGGCGTGATGCTGGTCGGCAAGAGCACACCCGCCTGGCCGGCGCGGTCGAGCGTCGATACCAAGACCGGAAACTTCGACGGCAAGACGGTCGAGCAAGTCGCCCGCGAGGTGCTCGCGCCCTACGCGGGGTTCGTCAATGTCAAGGTGATCGGCACACTGAACAGCACGCCGTTCGACAAGCTTCAGAATCAACCCGGCGAGATGATCTGGGATTTCCTCGAGCGCATCGCGCGGGTGCGCGGCATCGTCATGGGATCGGATGCGTTCGGAAATTTCCTGCTCATCGGCGACCACACCTCGCCCGTGGTCACCGATCTGATCGAGGGCGTCAACATCAAAAAGTGCCAAGCCGTTTTCAGCAAGGAATACGCCTACGAAAAATTTGTGGCCGTCGGTCAGACGGCGGCGAGCGACGGCAACTCCGGTCCGGCCGCAAGCGAACAGCGGGCCGAGGTGCCGGGGGCTGGCAAGATCAGGAGCACCCTGATCACGCCCACCGAACAGCCGGTCAAAAGCATCGTCGAACTGTACGACCGCGCCCGCAACGAGGAAATCTGGAACGACGGCACGGAGATGAAGGTGAGCATCGTCGTGCAGGGGTGGCTGCGCGACGGCAAGAGCCTGTGGAAAGCCGGGGACAACGTGTTCGTCAAAAGCCCGATGGCAATGCTCAACATGACCATGTGCATCCAGAACGCGACGTTCTCGCAGGACGGCCAGAACGGCACGATCACGACGCTCGACCTCGTGCCACCGTGGTTGCTCAAGGACGGCTCGAACTGGAATCCGAACGATCCGGCGATGCCACAGGGGCCAGCGCCAGCAACACCAACGCCATCATCGGCACCGGCACCAGCATCGCCACCAGGAGGCACCACGAATGCATAGAGCAACCCCGGCCAACACATCGCATCGCGCCTACAGTTCGGGCGGTGCCCGCTCCGTCGTCGATAAGGTGGACGACAGCAAGCTGATGCAGGAGATGGCCGGAAACTTCATGGCGAACGAAACGCGCTCGGCCATCGAGGCCGCGCAGAATTACGGATTCACCTCCGTCGTCCATGCCGCGACCAAGGATGCGTTGGGCAAGATCATCGATGGTGCGGAAACCTTCATGTCGTTCATCGGCGGCAACCGCAGCTTTCCGGCGGCGGGCAACATGGACGACCGGCGGCACCGGCTGTTCGGCTTGGCGGAAGGTGACACCGCGATGTTTCGCGGCAAGGACGACAAGCAGCAGTTTCACATGACGGGCGACGGCGGCTTCTGGTCCACGCCGGTTGGCAAGGTGATGCGGATGGCGCTCGTGCCAGCGGCACAGCAGCAGCAAGGCGCGAGCGCACAGCAAGGCCAGCAGCAGCGCGGGCAGAAACCGGTCAAGGACGACAATGCGCAATCGAAATACTTTGTCGAATTAAATGCCAGCAAGCAGGCGCGGATGGCGGGCGCTGCCGTTCACTCGCTGCTCGATGACGGCAACGTGTACGTGGACGTCAACGCGGACAAGAACGTCTACCAGGGCGGGCAAAAGGGAAAGAACCAGTTTTCTCTGGTCGTGACGCTGGCAGGTCCGGCGGTCAACGTGTGGGGCAGGCTTGATCCGCCATGACCGCGTTTGTCCCCGACGTCCGCCTCGTCCAGAACAATCAGTTTCCCAAATACTCGGTCACGCTCGATTGGTTTCTGCTCAAGGACGGAACGCTCGACGACGAACGGGCACTGGCGACCGCCGTCATGGTGGCGCTCGGCACCGACGCGCTGGCAGGGGACGATGATGTCCTGCCCGACCCGGATTCCACGGACCGCGCCGGGTGGTGGGGCGATCTCGACGCCGAAGCAATTTGGGATGGCTGGCCGATAGGCTCGAAACTCTGGTTGCTCAAGCGGGCGAAGATCGATTCGATTGCCTCTCGCGATGGCGCGACGGTGGTGCGGGTGGAAAATTATATTCGCGACGCCATCCAGCCGTTCGTGAATCACAAGACGTGCTCTGGCTTCGATGTGTGGGCAACCCGCATCGACAACCAGCGCATCGATGCGCTGGTGCGCATCTATCGCGGGCCGTTACCGACCATCGAATTGCGATATGCCGCTTTGTGGGATGGGATGCAATAAATGCCGTGGTCAACACCGACACTGCGCGAGGTCCGCAGCCTCGTCCGCGATGCCATCCATGCATCGCTTCCCGGCTCCGACGCCAATGTGCCGAACAGCGTCCTGCGCGTTATCTCCGACAGCCAGGGCGCTCTGTGCCACCTGACGCTGCAATATGTCGATTGGCTGGCGCTGCAATTGTTGCCCGATACGGCGGAGACGGAGTGGCTCGACCGTCATGGCAAAATCTGGCTGGTCAATGCCGACGGCTCGACCGGCCGCAAGATGGCGACGCTCGCGCACGGCACGGTGCAATTCACCGGGCAGGCGGGCATGCCGGTCCCGCAAGGAACGCAACTCTCCTCCAGCGACAACGTCGGTTTCGAGACGCTGACGTCCGTCATCCTTGATGGAGCACTGCCGACACCGGTCGAGGTGCGGGCACTCGATCCGGGCGCTGCGGGCAACCTGCCGGACGGCAGCCGGTTGGGCATGACCGTCACGCTTCCCGGCGTCGATCAGACCGTCGAGGTCGTCAGCCTGACCGGCGGCACCGATCAGGAAACCGATGAGGCGTTGCGTGACCGGGTGCTGCGGCGCATCCGCCAGCCGCCGATGGGCGGTGCCGCCTATGACTATGAAGCGTGGGCGCTCGCGGTGCCGGGGGTTACGCGGGCGTGGTGCTATCCGCTGGAAATGGGCATCGGCACGGTCACCGTCCGCTTCATGATGGACGACCTGCGGGCCGATAACGACGGC